CTCCAAAGGGTTATGCGTAAGCTAGGGTAAATACCTATTCCAATCTCTGTCAGACAAGGCAGAATTGACGCATGAACCAACAACAAACAACCCGTTTAAATGCTTTCTGGCAGGATGTAGAGGCTCACAAGGCTCTCAATCCATCCTCGCCTGAGAGCGCCCTTGTAATCCTCAAATCTGTGGCTTTGGATGCCCTCCTTGCCGCACAAGACATTGAACAGATAGGAGTGAATGATGAAAACAATTGAATTTGTGCCTTTTGAGTGGGATAACGCTGACTTTAATCCAGAGATTGATCGAATTGAGGTTGATTACCAATGGCATGAAGGCGATGATTCTGTTGGCTTAATCTCGTATTGTGAGAAAACGGTCAAGTGGATGCGCTTTAACTTGCAAATCAAGGACATAACAGACGAGTTGTCCTATGCTGATTTGGCATATCTCAAGCATGAAATCAAGCGTAACGACCAGGAGATTGCAAGTGAACGAGCCGACTAACAGTTATTGGCAAGTGGTTGGAGACATTTGGGATGTGGTGCATGGAACTCCACATTGGGAAAACCGCCATGAAATTCTTTGGTATGTAAGTCGTTGCGAAATGCAAGGGTTTGCAACAACACTTGCTGAAAAACAAAACTGTGCAATGCGATACATGGCTGGCAAGCGTAAGGTTTCTGCACCTGGAACAACTCGCAAAAAGAAAGCCTTAAAAGAGCAGCGAAAAATCTTGAAAAATATGCCTCCAGAACTGGAATCAGCAATAGACACTGCTTGTCAATCTGACTTGGCAAAGCAAGTGATGGGTGGCAATACCAAGGCAATGAATGCGTTGATTGGGTCTGTTCTAAAGGCCCACAAAGCCCCAGCAGCACTTGTTAAACAGTTGTTAGAAACTAAACTCAAGGTGAACGCATGAAAACAGAAGAGGATGAAGCCTTTGAAGAACTTGCCAAGCGTCAAGGTGATTGGGGTTTGCAAGGCTCACGCAAGCACCAGATCATTCGATACGCTGAGAACAATGCCAGAAATGAAGTGATTGAAGAAGTCGCCCAACACATTGAGAAATGCACTCTAGCGTTTGGCAAAGACACGATTCAGTCGTTTACTGCTTATGTGAGGAGAATGAAAAGTGGAATGGATTAAAAGCACAGATCGACTTCCAGAATTTAAGCAGCGTTGCATTGTTGCGTGGGCAGATCAATTTGTTCCACATACAGCAACACTTTATGAAGATAAATTAAGTCCTGGTGGGTTTCATTGGTTGGCATCTAATGGAAACAGCGTGAAAAATCATCCACTGTATTGGATGCCTTGTCCAGAAATGCCGCCAAAGGGAAAAGCATGACACCAAAACAATTGCAGGCCATGAAGCTGGCGCTTGATTTGGCGACCATGCACCACACGGATGACGGATACGCCGAATTGCGAGCGAAGGTAAGGTCTGCCAGCAAAGAAGCATTGGCACAGCCAGAGCAAAAATACCGCCGAGGTGATCGGTTGGTATGTCTTGAAACTGATGAGTATTGCGTCATCCATGTTGCAGGAACGGATCGCCAATGGGTGAAGTTTCCTGATACGCACATTGGTGTTTACACAAACGAACAAGTTTCTGAGTTGTTTGAAAAATTAGCAAAAGAAACAGACTTGGCACAGCCAGAAGAAGAACCCTTGCATCCAGTTCACATTGGCGTTGATGTAACAAGAGAAGGTACAGCGGTAACGGCGTTTTACCGCAAGCCTGATGCCGTGATGGAAATGTTTTATTCTCAATTTCATCCAATGGCACAGCCAGAGCAAGAGCCTGTGGCGTGGCTGTTGACTGATAAAAACATTAACTCACTTCAAGTGGATTCCATTCAACGCTTGATTGATCGTCTTAAACACGCACATCACACAGACATACGCGTCAGGATTAACGGGCACGATGAGTGGTTTGAGGCTGATTGGCTAAAGCACATGGTAAGAGTCACCCCACCACAGCCAGAGCAAAATCCTATGTCAGATGAAATGTTGCAAGCAATAACTGACCCAGAAAATCAACCAAGCCAATACGGGACAGTCACGCTTGACTACCATTTTGAAAAAATAAAAAAGTGGGAAGATTTGTTTGAGCGTTTGAGCAATAAAGTTTTGCAACAGTTAGATCAAGAGCCTGTGATTGACAAGTCTGCGGCGAAACGGATTGCAACAGCACTTGGCTGGACACCACAGCGCAAGCCGCTGACGGATGAGGAGATAAGCGAGATTGCAATCAACAACCCTCCAGTGGTGCATGAATTCGCCCGAGCCATTGAAGCCGCACACGGCATAAAGGAGAACACATGAAAGCACGACAAGTATTCCACGCACTGATGTCATCAAAGGGCTATACAGATGCCGATCTAGCCATGACAGGCGACAAGTACAACAACCCTGCTATGCAAAACAGATGGAATTATTTCCTGGCAGGCTGGGAAATGAGAGGTGTGATGCCTCAAGAAATGCGGGATGTGCTGTGAAGTACATCGCTGCTCTTTGCTTTGTCCCAGTCTGGGGAGTTGTGTGCCGGATGATTTATGAACTGTTCATGTTTGGTTGGGGGTTGCTATGAAAGGCGGCGCAAGACCTGGAAGTGGTAGAAAACACACTCAAATCAGCGAATCCAGAGCATTGGCACTATGGAAAGATGGTGTCAGCAAGAAGGAAATTGCAAAAAGGTTTGATGTGTCCTATGAAGTTATCTTGTACTTCTTTAAGAAAAACAAGATATTCAACAGAGGAAAACTCAAGAACCAAGCACCGCAAAAGCCTCGTTAGTGTGCTTAATCCTGTCATCCAACCCAATGGTTCCACCATTGATCTTCTTAGTCAAGCCTACCCAATCTGCCGCCTCTGCCAAGCGGTTGCAATCATGCGTTGACCAGAACCATCCAGCAGTCAATGCCGCATACTTAGGCGTGGCAACAAGGTCAGGCTCCATTACAAAGTCAGTGCCTAGTGCTTGTCCCGCATGGAAGTAATTAGCGTGTCCGGTAAGCTGGATGCATCCTCGACCACGGAAACGATACCCGTCACCACTAGATTCATCACGATTGCCCATACGACTAGCGTAGACCATGTTGGCGATTTTTTTGGGGTTTCTTGCATATTGGTTCGCAATCTCAAGAGTTGGAAAACGCCTGGGCCACAACTTCATCAAGGTTTCAGCCCTGTAATTGAGGTTTTCTTCAAGGATTCTGAAGTTGCCGCACTCATGCCCACATTGACCAATGAATGCCGCTTGTTGGCGCTTGGTAGAGATGCCAAAAGTGTTGAAGGTTTCATTGAGGGCATCAACCCATTCAGGGCCAATATGGAGTTTCTTTAGTTGTTCACTTGTTACCATTGATTATCCCCATTACCTTGTTGTAACTGTCGATACAAGCATTCAATTGCGCTGTGTTTCTGTCGCCTTGGGCGATGATTTCGGCAATGGCTGCGAGGGTTGCTCTGTCGGAGTCAGAAGTTTCATAAACCTGTCTGTTAGGTTCACTTCTTTCTTTTGGGCTATCTCCGGCGGGAGTGGGGGCATTTGGGGTGGCTTGTACACAACTTGAGGTTTGGAGCCGCAACCGACCAGCACGAATAGCAGAATCAAGACTAGATTGTTTTTGATTGATAACATTATTGGCCTCCGACAGTTTGGTTGATTGTTCATTCAGTTGTTGGGCAAGTTCACGCTCTTTTTCTCGTGCTTCATCATTCTTTTTAGCAATCTCAACTTGCATTTCAGCATCTCTATCACCCCATCCAACATGATGCCCATACCCATAAGCACCAGCAACCGCAATCATTGCGCCGATGATGAAATATGGGTTAACCATTTCTCACCTCTTGACGAGCAAGAGCAATCTCTTCCCGCACAGAATCAGCCTCTAAATGCTGTGGTGGCGTTGTAGGTGGTGGCGGTGGTGTCCAGGTTTCATCCAAAGGAGGATTTACCCAAGCTGGCATAGCGCCAGATGGAGCAGTCCATGTTGATGTGGCAGGGGGCGCAGGAGGCGCTGTAGGGGGGTTAGAAGGCGCTGAAGCCTGAGGTGTGGGCGTTGGGCTATTCACAGAACCCACGGCCCGTTTTCCAACGATTCCACCAATGCCGCCAACGATCAACAAAACAATGTCGTTCAGCATCTTAGTATAGGCTTGGTCTATCGGAGCCATCGACTTGATAGGCTGAGTTACAAAAGTAACCGAATAGAGCAGTGAAAACACGATGCCAAACAAAATGATGGTAATCATCACGACCACAAAGCCCCAAATGCGAACTTCTAGGTCTTCAGGAGAGTATTTACTTTTTGTCATCATCAGCCTTCTTTTCTTCAACCTTTGGTGGTTGCTCAACTTTGGTGGTCAAGATGGGTGCTACAAGGTATTCAGGACAGGTTTGGGTGAATAAACATCTGGGTTTTTGGCACTCAGGAAGGTCAAATTTATCAGGATTCTGGCAAACATATCGATACCTATCCTCGCACCCAGATAGAAGGAATATGCACACCAATGAAATGGTAATCACGCACCACAGAAACCTATTTTGATTCATTGCGCTGCCTATCTAGTTGTTGACGCTCATACTCTAGTTGTTGGCGCAGTCTCTCCATGCGCTCAATCTGCATTTTGCTTTCCTTTTGTGCCGCCAAGGTGTCATAGTAGATGGAGCCTATCAGCGGTAGCAGTAGGACAAAGACCAGCACCATAGCAACCAATGCAACTAAAAACCCCATCTTACTTTTCGATCCATTATTAGAAGGCTGAAGAACAGGACTAGGTACAGGACGAACACTAAACAGGCTACCCCGTAGATTGCCTTGTCTTGGATTGCGCTGATTACCTTTCTGCGTTGCCATTCAACCTCTCGTTGTTTCTTCTCTTGTGCCAATCTTGCTTCTTCTTGTTCTTCAATGATCTGCACCCTCATTGCATTGACTCTGGTGTACAAGTTACCCAACTCTGGTGGGCTTTGATACACCATAATCTCACGAATCTCTTTGGCTAACTTCTCAAACTGCGTCTTTGCCAATTCACGATGAAGTGCCGACTCCATGATGTTTTGATTTGGGTCATAAACAGTCTTAGACTTTTCTTCTTCTTCACGAATGTGGTCTGCAAGCTGTTGCTGAACCTTGAAGAACTGCGACAGATTAGCCGCCAAGTCAGCCACAACCTTGCCCTCATCCCAAACTTCAGCTTCAGCTTTCTTAGGCTTGGCCTGGGCGACAGGTGCGGCAGCTTGAGGCTTTTTCTTCTTGAAGAACCCAAAGAAACCACCCACTTCTTCAGCAATAGCCGTGACTTCCTTGGCAGTCTTTTGAACTGCTGAAACAGTCCCTTTGACCTCTTTATAGAGTTCACAGCCTTTGCGAATGGCTGCAACACAACCATTTGCCATTGCCAGGAGGGTGAGAGGATCAATCTTGCGCTCCTTATGGGCTATACATGAAATACGGCTGAGTTTGCTCTTCCATTACTTCACTTGGAGATGCCGCAGTAGCACCACCAATATAACCATACTTCAAGATGTTTTGACCAAATGCAGTTGCAAGATTTGAAAGATCAACGCCTTTAACAACATCTTTTATGTCAATCTCTTGGCCTTTTCTTGTGAAAATCTTTGTTGATGCCTTGGTTATTTTGTCAAGACCTTCCTTGTCAAACAAAAGCTGTGTGATTGCCTGTTTGGTTGATTCATCTATGTTTTTCTGCCCAATCAACGAAAGAATCCTAAAGCCTTTATTGAAAACACTTGAAATTTGATTGACTGCAATTCCAGCAAGTTGTTGCATCCTAACCCCGCCAACCATGTTTTCTAAAACCGAAGATTCATGTAAGGCAGCATCTCTGATTGGCAATTTTTGAATATCAATGTTTTTAGCCAATCGTGACACATCAGCAAGTGCTGATAAATTGTCAAAGTGACTTTTGCCAAACATAGACACAAAAGTATCTTTGTGTTTATTAAGGTATTCAAATGGATTATTGCTTTCAATCATGTTATTTACAAGTTGATTGCGAATAGCAAAGGTCACATTAGTTTGGTCATCGGCAGGAAGTTTTTTCAAGTCAACATTAAACTTGTTTGAATAACCTTTACCAGACGAACCTGTCATGCTTGCAACAATTCCCTCAACGCCACGATTGTCATAGTCCATTAAGAAACTTTGACCTAAACGAACACGCTCTGCTTTTGCAGCATCATCAATTGAGTTTTTCACCTCTGAAAGATATTGCGTTCTTGTTAAAACATCATCAAGGTTTCCTTTTAGATTTGGCGTTCTATCCAAAATATCGCTAAACCCACCATTGTTTGAATCTGTTTTAATTAACTTATCAAGTTTTACTGGATCAACAAAACCATCTTTTCCAATTGCTTTGTTGTACAGCTTAGACATGATTGCTTTTTCAGCCAATGGCATTCCCTCTTCACCAGAGACTCGCAAAAACTGATCCAATGCAGTTGGAGATGATGCAATGGTTGGTGCAATTCTTTCAGCATATTCCTGAGAGCCAATTTTTTGCACAGCATCAGCATCTTTAAATGGAACCCCTACTTTGTTGTAGTAATCCAAATCAAGCTGTTGCATGGCATCGCCAAAACTGCTTTTTTCACCACGAAAATCAACCATCACAGCACCATTGTTAGACTCAACTTTTCCCAAAGCCTCATCTACTCGCTGTTGCAAGATAATTAACTTATCTTTGGTAGCTGGATTCTGCACTCGTCTTATGTCATCAGCAACACGGCGCTTCAATGAATCTAGGCTTGTAATATCAAGGCCAACAGACAAATCAGGCCCAGTGGTAGCTGGCAAAGTTGTTCCAGGCTCAACACCGCTTGCTTTTGCCCGTAATGCTTTAAATTTGTCAGACTGTTGCTTAACAAGTTTTAGCAAGTCAGATTGCCGACCCCAAGGGTCTTTCATAAACAAATCAAAAGCAGTGCCTAACAAATCTTGTGTTTCTTGTGCAGGAAGAATTGCACCCATATTGGATGCCTGATCTCGCACAGAGTTGTATTCAGGAGACAAAGCACCTCTTGCTGCCTTTTCTCTTGCCAGCACAAGGTTTTGAATTGCTTTTCCAAGTTCGGTTGGAGGCTCAATCAATCCTGATGTGCTAATGTATTTGTTTCCCAAAGTTAAGTTTGCAGTTTGCCTTTCAAGTTGACTATCAATTGCCTTTAAACGCTGGTTGTAATCTGTTTCAACAGCAGCAATAGCAGCCTTCCCTGAAGGTAATTCTGCTGTTGGTTGTGGATAAAGACCAGCAGCCTTTTTTTGTACGGCATCTTGTAATTCTTTGTATAGCCGTTGCAAATCAGACCTGATTGTCAAATCAGATTCAGCAAGTTTTTGTACTTTAGCTCTGATAACTTGATTGTCCAGGCCTGTTGCAGCTAAAGCGCCTTTTTCTCCAGTAACAAACTGTATTTTTTTCTCTATGTTTTGAAGTTTTGTCAAAAGTGTTGGATCGGCCTCCACTGCTTGTTTTATAAGTGCTTGTGCTCTTGAAACGCCTTCAACATCTGCAAGATCAGAAATATTCAAATCTTTTATGTTTAGTTTTTCAACAGCATCGCCAAACAATTTTTGACCTGCTTTTAGTCCACCAGCACCACTTAAAAGAGCAAAGGTAATACCGCCAAGCACTTGACCTGGAACACCAGCAACTTGACCGCCAATTTCACCGCCAAATTCTCCACCCATTCCAGCAAGACCACCAGCCCCAGCACTCAACAATTTTGGAGCAATTCCAGCACCAGCACCCATCAAATTTAATGTATCAACAGCACCTTCAACGCCAGCACCAATATATCTTTGTGCTTTAGTTGCCGGACGAGTTGCTGTATCAACGCCAAACCTGCGTTGGACATTCTCGGTAGTTATTTCTTCAAGTTCTGGTTGTGTAGGAAATGCGCCAGCAAAAGTGCCTTGTTGCATTGCAGAGCCAGCAGCCAATCTAGCTGGTGTACTTGTCAGTCCTCTGGCGGCACTAATTCCAAGATATTCACCCATGCCAGAAGCTGGACGGGCAGCAGGGCCACCCAATTGACCTCTGCCAGCACCACCACTTGGACGCATAGCAGCCGCCATTTCAGCAAGTTTTGTTGCGTCTTCTACATTTCCTTGTGAATCGGCTATCCGCAATGCTTCAATAACTTGTTCGTATGTTGCTGCCATTTGATCCTCTTATTGTGTGGTGTTTGCTGGAGCCAAGTACTTGTCAATCAATGGGTTTCCAGTAGGTTGTCTTTGATTTTGAGTCCCCATTTGCGGTGACCCTGGTTTTACTTCTTTAAATTTAGCAAGTTTGTCATCAATTGATTTAAGCATGGTGTCATAGTTTGATGTATTTGTATATCCAAGTTGTTTAGCTTCATCAACAATAAATTGTCTTTGCTCAATTAACGCACCACGATAAATTGCAGAAACAAATCTAAGTGCTTGATCTTTTTGTTGAGCAGTTCCACGACCAGTAAAAAATTGTGCCGCAGACTGAGCCAGCCTGTCATCAAGACCACCAGTTCTAGCATAACGAGTAATGTCTTGATTTGACAAAACTCCAGTATCGCCAGTTAATCTTGCAAGCGTTGCTGGAAGTGCTTTAGCCGCAATGTCATTACTTGTAACTTGACCAATTGTTTCTATAGCATTAGGCGCTTCAGAAATCAAAGCCATTGTTTTTTTCATTACTGGATTTTTATCAGTGTAATCCCTAAAAGTTATCCAATCTTTTTGTGCAACAGGCGTTCCTGGAGGATAAACTTTAACAGCACCTTTTTCTGCAATAGTTGCTTTTTCGCCCTCAATATACCTATTAACAACCCCTTTTTCTTCTGGAGACAGTTGAGCAAATGGCTTAGAAAACTTTTCTTCTGCATACGCTTCTCTATCAACACCAAAGCGCAAATCTTTTTCTTTTGCTGTTGTTAGTCGCTTTAATTCTTCTCTATATTTTTCAGTATATTGAGACGATCCAACAGGAAATTCAGACGCAGCAAGAGCAGCTGCATTTCTCATCTCTGTAGATGTTGCCTCTGGTTTTGTTGTCAATTCAGTTAATTTATCTTGATATGCTCTATTGAATTCAGGAGAGCCAGGGCGACCAACAGAAGAAGCAAATGCCAAAGCATTACGCTGTTCAGAAGTCATCTTTTCAGCGGTGCGCTGTTGCACCAATGCTAAATCACCAGCAGCTTTACGAGCATAGTCAGCCAAGGCAGTAGCTGCCGCTGTGTCACCCGCTTGTGCTGCCATCTGTGCGCCACGCATGATGGATTCAGGATCATTCATGTCAATCTGCTTTGCCAAGGCATTGCGTTGGCTAATCAGGCGCATCTGAGGGTCTTCTACGCCCATCAAGCCACCCAGTGCTTGACCTGCTTGTTGACCAGCACGACCAAAAGCGTATGTTGCTTGCGCCCGTGGATCAAGTTGAGCAAACTCCATTGCTTGCTTTTGACGCATCAAGTCCCGCTGCTCTTGGTACAACTCAGGAGTTACACCGAACAAACTTCCAACAATATTTGGTTCTGCCATGATTATTCCTTAACCGTAAACATTTCGCTGTGTAAATGGAACACCTGCCCGTTGCTCATACTGATTTGGCGAACCACCAGTAAACATTCCAAGCAACGCCTGTTGTGCTTCAGGGCTATCTGCAAATCTGGTCAATGCCGCTCCAAAAGGACTAACACCAGATGCAGCTTGAGTTGTTCTAGCCCCCAACAATCCACCTTGGAGCAGTGTTTGACCAACATTAGCACCAGCCGCAGCAGTTCTACCACCCAATTGTGCGCCAATGTCCAAAGGCGCTTGACCCAGAGACTCTAGTGATGAACCTACGCCAACACCAGTGCTAAACGGCGAATAAGCACCCGTCAAGCCTTGTGTGTAGCTTCCAAGCAAATTAGCACCAGAGCCTAGCAAACCAGCACCAAACTGCACTTGTTGTTGACCAGCTTGCTGTGCTTGTGCCGCCAATGCCGCATCTTGTTGAGCCAAAGCGTTGTAATAGGCCTCCATCTCAGGAGATGCCGCACCCAAACCAGCAGCACCACTTGGGCGAGCACCAGTAGCACCCACAGACAATCCACCACGACCTGTTTGGAACAACTGGTTTTGCAGTTGAGCCAACTGACGCTCACGGCTAGGAGCCAACAAGTTCTGTTGTTTAGCCATGTAGTCGGCAGCAACTTGCTCTGGAGTCTGAGCCAGATACTGTTGGCCCAGGCCAAACAATCCCTGTGCGCCAGCAGTCAAAGGAGCATAACGACCTGCGGCCTTCTCTGCCTCAGTCAAGCCCTGACCAGACAAAGCCATGATGCGGTCTTGCATCGCTTTGAGTTCTGGGCTAACTGTGTAACCAGCACTTGTCAATTGACCAGTTGTAGGATCAAACCCAAACTGTGATGCGCCAAAGCGAGTGGTAACGCCAACAGGACGAAACCTCTGTGCTTCTGCCGCCTGTGCCGCTGCATCTCGCATTGCTTGAGCAGAGATTCGTGCTGCCTCTACATTGGCTTGGTTGGTCAACAAACCACCAGCAGTGCTAATTCCAGTACTAATCAAACCTTTTGTCAGGGTTGGATTGGTTTTAAAGAAGTTAAGAACATCACCAACCTTCAAGCCAGACTGAGTTGCTGTTTGCTGTGCAGTTTGGGCTAATTGATAGTCGTATGGATTGAATTCTGGATCGCCAACACTGTATTGATATTGACCCGTAGTTGGATCAATTACCGCATAGGGATCATCACTAATTGTTTCGTCAGCCATATTTCCTCCAGTATTTCCAGTAATTGGTGTAGTTGGTGTTGGTGTTGGTGGCACAAAACCAGATGTGTCTGAAATGTCTTGTGTTGTGTCAAATGCAGTTGTGCTTGGTGGAACTGATGACTCATAAGGAGCCAACTGATTCTGCAAGTCTTGTTGTCCAGCAAGAACTTCTTGTTCTGTTTGTACTGTTGCGCCTTGGTTTGGCATAAGACTATCAAGTGCAACGCCTTTGACAGCACCAGTAACTGCTTGTTCTGGCGTTTTTCCAGTTAACAATCCTGTGGCAGTTCCTTGAGCAACTTGACCAGCAACAGTAGAACCAGTAGCTTCTGCAACACTAGACCCAACGCCCAATTGATTTAAAAGAACAGAAGTTGCTAATGTCTCAGCAGCTCCAGGTTGACCAGTTGTCAATTTACCAGCAGCATTTCCAGCAGAATAAGCAAAGCCTAATCCCATTCCAGGAGCCGCATATTCCAGCAAAAGTGGAGCAAGTGGGCCAATTGCCTGTAAGCCACCACGAGCAGCATCTGCCAATGGGCCTTGATACTTATAGTAGGCATATTGACCCAAACCACCTTGGCGACCCTCTGTGGTTATCCAATCTTGTTGGACACGCTCGCCACCAGGAGCAAGTTTTGGTTGTGTAATGTATGAAATTGGAGCGCCAACTTGCATACTTGGATGCGGATTGCCTATCCCAACAATTGCAGGATTGTTTTCATCAATTTTGTAACCGCTGTATGTATTCAGACCTAACTTATTAAAGTCATCAGCAGACCAAACAAAGCCTTTATTCTCTAGCCTTGATTGCATCCCCTGTGGTAATTCAAATGCAACTGCATTCTTAAATGTACTTGGATCAAGAAACTGCTTGGTATATTGCTGGAAATCGCCCTGAACTTGTCCTTTTTGAACATAGCTTTGCGGTACAAAGAAATATTCTTTGCCATCTGCTCCAGTTATGCTTGCAGCCCTATTGTCATCGTAAGCATAGTTCCAAGTTGGTGTACCTATCTTTGAGAAAATGTCTTGTGATGTAGTAGAACTAGTAGGCGCAGGTTCACTGGCGGGTTGAGCGCCTAGTTTCTCAACCAATTGCCTTATTGCTGTACCTAAGTCCATTTATGTCTTTCAGACAGTGCCATTAGCCACAATGTTGCCCAACACAGTCAGGTTTCCTGAACTGTCAATCTTCATCACATCAGTGCCTGAGTAACGAATAAGTAGATTAGAACCGCTTTCAACAAAGCTAAAGTTAGTAAAGGTTCCATCTGCCTTGGTAGCAATGGCAGTCTGAATGTTGGTGAACTCAGTATCAATCTCAGTTCCCTTGACAACCTTGCTTGCATTCCCTGGCGACAAATTATCTTTAGCCGCAAAGTTGGTGGTTTTAGTGTAATTTGCCATGTTTCTTCCTTAAACCAGTTTGCCGTTCTTGGCTTGAATCTCAATCTTTTGAATGCTCACAGGATACCCATTGATCTGAACTTCATAACCCGTTTGCACAGTCTTTCCAGAACCTGATGTTTGACCCACCAAAGTCTGTAAAGAAATTCCATCTGAATAGTATGCAACAGGAGAGCCATTTGCTCCGTACTCAGCAGTCCCGTATTCAGCCACAGTAGACACAGGAATTTGCAATGTCGTGGAGTAATACTGACCAGAGAAGTCATACCCCCACTTGATGACAAAGCCTTGGTTTGAGCCACCAATCACCACCACAGCAATGCGCTTAAGGATAGATGTGACATTGGGCTGTCCCAGGTCAGCATAAGTGGTGAAATACTGCAATCGATATGTACTTGTATGGTCAAGATAGGTTCCATACTTACCCACATAACCATTCTTGCCAATCAACAAGTCTCCATTGCGCTTAGAAAGGAAACAAGTAGGCGTGATGGAATCCCATACAGTAACCCGTGAAGAACCATCTTGCAGGGTTGCTTTGGTGTCAAAACAGTAGGTCTGAGCAGCAGTCGGAAAGTTAATCAGGTAAAAAGCATTTGACTCTGAATAAACTGCTTTGATGTTTGCCAATGTCTCAGCATTAACAATTGCCATCAAGTCATTGCGTACATTCTTAGACAAGTCACGCAAAGGAGCAGACTTTTCTTGAATGGTTCTCATCAATGAACGAACACCACTGTTTGACAAGAAAACTACATCACTGCCCGTGTTGGCAATGGAATCCCTTGCGATACAACCAATGTTGCTGATGGTGTCACTCAATACTAAACTGGCAGGAGTTGTTGCATTGGCATAAACAAGAATCTGTCTTTTGCCAAAGATAAACAAAAACCCATTGTGTGCTGCTAACCCTGTGATTTCATCAGACCCATTGGCCCATACCCGTGAAATGTCTAAAGAACCAGCAGTTCCTGTTGACCAGATATGTCCTGCCAACAAGTCAGAAAAATACACAGTAACAGTGTCAGCAGTGCTACTAGCAGTCCATAAACGACCATAAGCAGAGATAACAATGTTTGTTTGTGGGGCAGTGGCAACATACCCTGTTTTCTCGCTCACACGCCTATATGTGGTTGTGCTTACCGCAGGGTCATAGATCAATGGGTCATAACCCGTTTGAAAGAAATAGGTGATTCCATTCAAAGAGGCACAGTGCCAATTGCTTGCAGTAATGGTTGGGGCAGACCCTCCCCCCCCATAGGTCAACTCAACAACACTTGTTCCACTCAGTTTAAACAGCTTGTTGTTGCCAGCAAACAAAACAGTCAAAGTGCCATCAGTTTGCACCAACTCATGGATAACTGTTACATTATTTGCACCAAGGTTGCCAGATGATGTATTTACCCTTGAATAACCTTTGCGAGAGCCAATGCGCCCATACTGGTCAATCACGCAATTTGTGGCAATCGCAGCATATCCAGCCGCTAAATCAAGCGGAGAATCCTGTGTGTTGAGTCCATAGAACCCAGGTGCACTTACAGAAAAGGTCTGGATTTGCTGTGTCATTGGGAAACAAACTCTTGATTCTCAGGATAACGACTGCTTTCCAAAGCAATGTAATCCGACAACATGGATCGAAACAATGTGTAAGCCTCAGATGAAGACAGTCCACCATCTTCACCACGCTCAACCAATGCCCTTGCATAAGCACCTTGGGCAACAACTACATCAGGCACAAGAATGACGGTGCTATCTGCCGCCAATGTAGCCTGCGGAACTGTCAAAGCAAATATGATGTTATACACACCATCTGGCCTTGGATACAGCGTTACCTTGGTGTTGTAACTTGTATCCACGCCTTCAAATATGTATTCACTTGGGATGCCCGTCATAATCGTAGAGAAGTTCTGCTTACGATTCATGTCCACAAAAGTGATGTTTGTCAGACCAATGTTGCTTGTTGCGTTGATGGCATCAAGAACTTGAAACTTCTGTCCAGCACCAGTTAAACCATACTGATATGTGCCAGAAGCAGTGGTAATAGTGACTGTTTGACCAAGTGCATTCCAACCAAAAGCATCTTCAACTTGACGCTTGGTGTCATTAACAAATTTGGCAATTAAAGTGGAATAGGTGGTTTCGTTGTAAGTGGTTACAACAGGTTCACGCAAGCGGATCAACACATCGTTGACAAGTTCTAGTAGTGTCATGCTCTAGCCAACCCTTCTTGTTCAAATGTTGCTATAAAACTGAAGGTACTTCCTGCCTCAGTAGTTATTTTGATCTTGTCATCTTCTTCTAGAACAATATAAGCATTGCCATCAAACTGCAAATAGCTTTTTGATGAAAAGTTATATTGAGTCAATATATCAAGAGTGGTATTAGCACTTGCGTCATACCATTGAACAGTAATATGCTTGGTAGAGCCGCCTGTATTGTGTATATACATTACAGTAAATTTAGCGTAATAGCCCTTTGGACAGGTATAGACTGTTGTGTCTACTGCCGCTGTAGGACTAACACCAACCGATAGTGCTCTCATTTCGCCTTTGCCTTGTTCCTTGCGGAAATTGCTCTAGCTTTTGCCTTTGCGTCAGCTTTGGAGTTAGCACCCCATGCTTTTAGCGAAAGAAGCAGTCTTGTTGGTTCACCATCCTTGTACTCAGGGCCATCCATATTGCCCATGCGAGCCAAGAAACTTGCTCTGCGAGGATTATCCCCCGACTTTACTGGTGCTTTCAGATTGCCACCAGTTGCGGCATTATAAGATGCTCTCCCCTTGGCATTCAACCCCCCTTTGGGATTTTGACCAGCTTTTGTTTGCCAAACAGGAGATTTCATCTACTTCACCTTTTTAACTTTCTTTGCAGTCTTTGCAGCTTGTTTAAATGCCAAGGCAGTGGGTGCGCCTGGAGTCCCAGGTTTACGCATCTTCTCACCAGAACCAGCCTTTATACGGGCCTGTTTTGCATGAATATTGGCATAGAGTCCAGGCTTCATTTCTTGGCCTTCTTCTTGGGCTTTGCCATACCAGCCTCAGACAAGGCAATGGCAATTGCTTGTTTACGAGAAGTCACTTCTGGCCCCTTTTTTGAGCCTGAGTGCAAAGTTCCTTCCTTGTACTCGTGGTATACTTTTGCTATCTTCTTTTGTTGTTTAGGAGTTGCTTTCATGCCAAACCTTTCTGAAATTTGGAAACCAGTTCCCAATTATGAGGGAATTTATGAAATAAGCAATTATGGTAATTTTGCTGTATTAAAGAAGGATGGTAGAGTTTTAAGGAAGTTAAATTCTGCAACCCATTATTTAAGTGTTTCATGCAAATCCTTAAATGGAGAAATACAAAAATCTTTGTACATTCATAGACTTGTTGCTCTTGTGTTTATTGGACAAAGACCTGATGGAATGGTTATTAGGCATCTTGATGGGAATAGATACAACAATTGCGTTGACAATCTTTCCTATGGTACTGTTGAACAAAATCATAAAGATGCTGTAAAACATGGAACACATAGACACGAAAACAATGGAAGAGCATTGCTTACTGAGCGATGTGTGCTTGCTATAAAACATCTTCATAATCAAAAACTTGTTAAGTCATCCGATTTGGCAAAAGCGTTTAATGTGTCTGATTCAACAATTTGTGCAATTGTTAAAGGAAGAAACTGGAAATGCCAACCTTTTTAGCAGCTTTGGTCATTTTCATAGCAATTCCTTAATAAAGAACTTTAGCCGTGATGGTTCCACTTACATAAACAGTGCAATTTGCTCTCAAATACTTGGGAGCATTGGCAATGGTTACGATGCCATCAGCAGTCAATGCAGTGCCAATAGTTGCGTAAGTCGTTCCATCTAGGCTACCTTGTAGCGCTACAGTTGCACTGGTGATACCAGAAACTTGCAAGAATGCAGGTTGACCAGCATCAGCTTGCACAGCTTTTGATGCGCCAGTTGCTGTAACAGCACTTAAAAGGGTGATAGGAGCAGTTAAGGAAGACATTATTTACCTCTTGAAGATTTCTTCATCATGTTGGTTGCAGTACGCTGACCCTTTTTAGGCAGCATCTTAGGTTTCCCAATAGCCACCATGATGGTGACAGGAACACCTTTCTTCTTTGCAGAAGGTTTTGATTCTTTCATCGGCTTGCCATACATCATGGTTTTTCCTTGGTTATTGGCCCACCAGACTTCCAAGCATCACAAGTACGGGCCGCTGCACAGGTGAATTGAAATAGATCACAATATCCCAGGTTAGCCGCCTTGACAAAGTTCTCGTCATAGGACAACTCGCCCTCGTTTTCATCCTTTTCTAAACCAGATTTGATGCATTCCATCATCTTGGGAGTCTGAATGAAAGCGGCACAGTTCCCGCATCTCATACCCTTGATGGTAGATGTGGGAGCGTTATACATCTTGGCCTTTTTCAGCCAAAAAGCATCATTTGCTTCATTAGGATTGGGTGGGCCATAACCAAACTTCTTGAATACGTTATTCCTGTTTTTCAGGTTAACAGTCACATCCTGAGTGGCAATAGGGCACGATGCCCCTAATAGCAAGCCCTTCATTTGACCAACTTTGTGGCAACAAAAGTAAGGATGCCACCAACAGTGGAGGCGATGGTCATACCCATCCAGAATCCACCTTTGCTCTTGTTTGCCAATTCAAGCAATGCTTTCACATCTTGACTTAAAGAGTGAACTTCTGTCTGGAGAGCCTCAACTTGAGCCTCCAGCTTTCCAAAATCTCTAGCCCCAAATTCTTCAGACATTTGCAACTTTCCTTGGGCGACCCATGCGCCGTACAACTGGCGGTGTAAAAGCAGTATCTGTTCTCGCTGCATTGGCATCATACCCATCGGGTTGCTTTTCTTGCTCGTCAATACGAACATAACCTTGATGACCCTTCATTGAGTCAATGTCATGTTGCAGGGTAAAACTAACTGTGTTACCAGACTGAAGACAGCGAAAAGTTGCCATTGATTAACTCCAAAACAAGAAAGGGGGGATGAACCCCCCAATCTTTAGACAGTACGAGCAATTACCAACTTGACAGTGGTAGAGGCAATATCCACAGCCCCACCAGTCGTATTAGTAGTGGCAATCGTCACAGTGTCGGCAGCAGAGACATAAGCACGACGAACAAGACCCGCCTCACTTACACCAGCAGACATACCAATCACCATGTCGCCAAGGGCAACGCCAGGAACAGTCACGGTATCAGTACCAGCAGCTTGGTCTGCAACAGATGCAGAGTTCAAAGTGCAAGTAACCGTCCATGTGTCACTGAACAAGCCACGAAAAGACTCATTGTCTCGACCCGAAACAACAGCGGTAGCAGCAGCCATTTTGATTTCTCCTAATTAGGTTAAAAAAGTCCCCCCACCACTAGGGCAGGGGGCGCAACTGCAATTAGGAAGGCACAACCAAAGCGAACATGGATGCGGCATTCGGATCAGTGCTAGTGGTAGAAGTGCGGAGAGCCTTCACACCATACAGCGTGTCCGAAGTGAACAGCGTACCCAAGTACTCTTGTTTGTACTGAGTTTGTGAGCGAATGCCCACTTGCTCAACCAAAACCATAGAGTCACGATGGCCCATCAAGCAAACACGGGCGATTGCAGTACCAGATGCGGGGAAAGTCGCAGTGGCAGATGCAGAGTCAGCGTTGCTGGTGGTGAACACGGGGATGCCATACAGGTTACCGATTTCACCATTGCGGATGGCGTTGCCATCACCCACAAAGGCTTGCTCAGTGTAACGAGCCAAACCCATCAGCGTGTTACGGCTAGACGGGGGGATGATGAAGAAGCGACCATCCATAGGAGTGTCGTTGTCATCCAAACGCTGAATGGTGCGGCGAATGGCAGCATCAGTCAGAGCAGTGGCGTTACCAGTGTTGGTGTTAGCCGTGTAGTCGAAGGCAGTCGTGCCATCGCCACCGATAAAGCCACCAGCGTAACGAGCGTTGTCAGCAGTACCGCCGTTGGCAGAACGACCCAACTGGATCAAGTCGGTATCGACTTGTTTAGCCAGGGCATAACCAGCATCATTGGTATAAAACTGACGCAAGCTGTTCAGGGCTTGAGCCTCAACGATGTCCTCAATCAAGCGGCTATATTCATAGTGCTTGTTGATCGACACTTGAACTTCAGTCTCAGTGGCTGCAATCAGCGTCACTGCGGTAGAAGCGGCCTTGGCAGAAGCAGAACCACGATAAGGTGCAGGAATGTGAACGGTGTCACCTTTCTTGCCCTTGAAGTTCATCTTCATTACCAAATTTGCCAGCACCAAGTTTTTCTTGTATGCGGCAACAATTTCATCACTCCAAATTTCAGGAATGAAGGTAGCGGCGGTAGTCGTGGTTACCGCAGGGGTAGGAAATGCCATGTTGTTTCTCCTTAGAAACGAAAGTTAAGTTACTTGACCCGACCCTCAGAATACGCAGCAAGAATTTCATCATTCAATGCTTCGTATCGAGCCGGATCGGTCATCTTCAGCCGAATAAGGTCAGCCCGTCTGTATACCCTCTTTGAACTCTCACCAGTTCCACCAACATCCACTTGTGCGGCCTTCATGTTCTGCTTCCTGGCGGTTTCACCCGCTTGCTCAGTCTGCTTTGACTTGACACCACGCAATTGTTTGTAAGTGGTCAACAATTCATTAGCACTATCAAAATCAAACTCACCATCAGCTTTTGCATACAGACCAAGGCGAATAGGAGAGGATTTCACCCAATTCACAAAGTCCTGATCTTGAGCAATCTGAGTGTAGTCAGGATGCTCTTGCACTAACTTCTGTTGAATCTGCATCCTCTTGAACTCCATACCCGCTTGACGGGCAGCGAGAACATCAGGATGGTTATCAATAGTCTTTTGAACTGCCTTCTGTGGATTTTCAAAGAAATCTACTTCTGGCTCTTCCTCTTTAATAGGTTGCTGTTTAGAACTGAGGTTCTGCTTAATGAGTTCATCAGCGAGTTTCCTAACCTCTCCCACTTCTTGCGCTTGCTTGCCAATTAGCTTTTCAGCTTCTTGGTGCATCCGAACAATATCCTCAAGACTTTTATCCCTGTATTTGTCAGGGAGTCCAGGATTGGTTGGCGCAATGGTGTTAGATAGCTTGGATTCTTCAGCTTCTAACTCACTCTTCATCTCAGGCTCTTGATCAATCAACATATTTTTCCTTTTCCTGCCGTTTCGGTTGTAGGAGAATCAACTCGACATTTCTGTTTAAGAGTTGGCTTTGCGTTCAGATTTTAGCTTGTCAAGGTGGCTTTTCTCGAACTTCCCATGTGCTGTTGGGAAAGAACCAGACCACCCTTCCAACCTAAAAGCTGGCGCACTAAGAATGCGGTTGGCTGTTTCACCGCATTCACACCTAAAACTCTGCGCCTCATAATCACAAAGTCTTTCGGTTTTATGCCCGTTTTCACAGGCAAATTCAAACATTCTTTTCATTTAGTTCCTCGTATGCTCTCTCGCTGACCTCTCGCAAGGTTTTCAGCCAAGTTAGTATAGAAAGTTCACCTTTTTTGAATTGTAGGCTTTGTTCATCAGGAATTACAGATATATTATTCAAGGATGCAATCATGGAGTCAATATCCTCCACCAAGTCTTTCCATCCATCACTTCCCATCATTGAGAAGCGACTTTCATAATAACGCTGTAGTTCAGGAGTCAATTTTTGCTTCCTCTTGTGGAATCTGTGGTTCTGCCTGTCCTTTGATCTTCATCACCAAAGGATAAGCCCCCGTTTTTGTGGGCAAATCCCCAAGCACTTGGAGAATAGCGTTAACTTCTTCAACAGTCAATTTAAGAGTCAGTTCCAAGGCAAACCCCTTGCAATTTTTGGTGCTTTCTGTTCGGCAATCTGAGCAGCCAAAGCCTCTTCAACAGCGTCTTTATCCACACCATTGGCCCATATCCATCCCAATACAGTTTCTTTTGTCAGAGAGTCGTATGGCACTGTTGGAGAACCATCACTCCATGTGCAAGTGTTCACAATGGATGCAGAGTAATCCCCATCTGTTGCAGTTGCTTGCCAATGTGCACAGTAAACAAATCCATCTGAGGTTTGTCGGTCAAGTTGACTGATGTTCCAAGTAATCATGCTGACTCCAAAGCAGTTATACGGGCGGTGAGTGATTGAATGATGGCAGATTGAAATAACCAACCTTTGTAAGACTTGCCTTCACGAATTGCCTTATCTACACAAGTCTGACTAAAGCCAAGCTCTTTTTTTTGTTTCGTACCAGCAATTAAAATTTGTTCACCAGTTTCAATGTTTGTGGCAATGACAGGCTTAACTTTTGGGTTTTTTATACCAAAAGAAGGTTTGTTTTTTGCAACATTTCCAAGAACTCTGTATGAGTGCAAGCCATTTTCTGATGCCGTTACCCACTCAAGATTGTCAGCCATGTTGTTCAGCTTGTTACCATCTTTGTGATTAACTTGTGGTTTGTTTGATTCATTAGAAATAAATGCTCTTGCCACAAGACGATGTACATTCTGACTAGATTGTGTATTGTCAACAGAGAAAGTAACAAGTAAATACCCAGATTTGCCAAGCGCAGGTTTTAAAACCCTTGATAGCAATTTACGCAACCCGTTATTGTGTCCATTGTTTGCATATCGTTCAATGGAACGCACATTTCCAAGGTTGCTCACCTCATAGTGAGTTTCAAAGCCAGCGCAGGGATGCCAAATTTCGTTCATGGGTGTGCCGCCTTGTATTCTTCAAATTTAGCGTTAAGCTCTTGTATTGCCGCTGTGAGGGTTGCAACCAAGAAGCTGGTGTCAATGCCTTGGTAGACGGGGTTGCCATCTTCATCCACAGCGTCTTTTTCACCTACAACTGCTTGAGGGCAAACTTCAGCTAACTCGTGAGCAATAAAGCCTTGACCAGTTGTATCATCTACATTCCATTTATATGTAACAGGTTTTAATGCGGCAACTTTAGTCAAAGCACCTGTCATTGGCGCAATAGAATTTTTTAATCTATAGTCAGAAGATGTTGAATATGTTGTTGCTGAACCACTTGTAAAAATTGCACCAACATTTCCATTTGTGTTTCTAAAAATGAACATATTGGTTGCGCCTGTGCCGCCTGTATATTCAATAGAACCGCCAGCGCCAGAACTAAAAGAAACAACGGATTTAGCTGTGTTGACATTACTCGTAGTCCCCACCAGCAAGTTACCGTCACCAGTTACTTTTAAATAATCTGTGTTTGCCGCTGCATTTTGAATCCGAAACGCATAATCAGTGCTGTTTGTTCCAGCCGCAATATAAGCCCCATAAGACTGCCCTGTAGTTGTGTTTGCAAAGAATGCTGAACAAAGAGAGTTTGCATTGCCGCTAATTTGCAGAATTTCATTATTGTTGTTTGTTGTTCTGTTTAAAAGCAGCCGACCACTAGCATCAAGCGTCATTGCTTGGGTGAAGCTGATTGCGTTACCCGCTGTGCCTGATGCGGTAGAAACGGTCCAAGCGTGTGAGCCACTAGCTTGAACATACTGAGTTGCATACCCAGTAGCATAAAAAGTATTTGTACCGCCTGAATTGCGATATGAGTTACACCACAAAGCTGCTTGAACGTTACCAGAACCGTTGTTGTAACCGGTTAAAGAGTAAGGGTTACCTTGAAGAACCGAACCCCATAAACTCCAAGCACTAGGCGTAACACCCAATCCCAAGTTACTACCATCAAACACCAGCGCACTACCCGTGGTCAGCACCTTTGAGCCATCAAGATAGGCCACACCATTAGCTGTGCCGCCACTGTGAGTGACAGTAGATGATGTAGTCAGGGTAGTTACAGATGCAGTGCTTGGAGTGGTAGCCCCCAAAGTACCATTCATAGCCGCACCAGTTAGCGTCTTATTGGTCAGCGTGTCAGTCGTTGTCTTACCAACCAAGGTGTCAGTAGCCGCAGGAAGCGTCAAAGTGGTAGTACCAGCAACTGCACTTGCCTGAAGTGTCGTAGTTCCTGAAGTTGAACCAGAAATATCAATTGCGTTTGGTTTTAGCGTTACTGAGGTTGCCATGATTTACTTTCCTTTAAGGTGTTCCATTTGCAACTATGTTAGTTACAGATGTAATGACTCCAGTTGAGTCCATTGATGCAATAGTCGTTGCCCCATACTTAAACAACAACTTAGTTCCACTTTGCTCAATCGTGAAGTTCGTAGTCAAGAGTTTAGGGGTGGATGCCGCAGTTCCTGTGGTGTTCTGGTTCAGCGTTGGAAATGAGGTCAAAGATGCAGCTGATCCATTAGGAGCCAAAACATCTGTACCAATCACCAAACCAAGATTTGTTCTAGCACCAGAAGTAGTGGTTGCACCTGTACCACCATTGGCAACAGCCACAGTTCCTGTCACATTGGCTGCATTACCAGAAATATTGCCAGAAACTTGTGAGCCAGGAAGACTCAAAGAACTTAGAGTTGTGAGAGTGCTATTGGTTGTTGCAGTAATGTTAGCTGCAGTACCAGTTGTGTTTTGATTAAGAGTTGGGAATCCTATAAGACTTGCCGCAGAACCTGTTGGAGCAAGAACATCTGTTCCAATTACCAATCCCAAATTAGTTCTGGCTCCCGATGCCGTAGATGCTCCTGTACCACCATCAGCAACTGCTAAATCTGTTATTCCTGTGATTGAACCACCAGTGATAGAGACATTGTTTGCAGCCTGGGTAGCAATTGTCCCTAAACCGCCAATATCAGTAGTGGTCAAAGTAATAGCACCAGTACGCCCTGCAACTGAAACTACTAAATTGGTCTGGTCAATCTTTTGCCAAGCAGTGCCGTTGTAGATTGCCCAATCCCCTGCTACCCAATCAGTAATGCCATTAAGGTTTGTTGACCCTGATGTGCCTACGATGTAGTAATAGTTTGTGACTCCAACGCTAGAAGTCAAAGTTGGCGTATTGGTAGATGCGTTCCAAGTTCCTTGATAGGACAGTCCACCAGTAATTGCACTGATTTGAGCCTGTAGGCTTGCTAGAGTATCAAGTACATACTGAGAAGTACCGCCACCATTAGTAATGACTTTGATGCGTTCAGCAATATCAAAAGGAACAACCTCACCAGCGTTAATTTCACTACCGTTATCAAGAACGATAACAAGGCTACCATCAAAATCAATGCGAGCAGAGGCAACACCAACACCGTTAGCGCCATCAACTCCATCACGCCCAGGACTACCATCTCGCCCTGTTGCGCCTGTGGCTCCTGCTGGCCCTTGTTTGCCATCCCGTCCATCTTTGCCATCTTTGCCATCCTGACCATTTTGAATAGAGGCAACTTTGCTCTGAATCTCGCCATTCAACTGAGCAAACTTTTGCTCCATGTCTGACTTGATCTTCTTTAAGCCTTGGATGACAAGTTCAGCACCCTTGCCAATAGACTCGCTCTTGGCCTTGGCAATCTTCTCAGCAGCAGACTGTTGCAAAGCGGAAATGATCTCCATCTGCTGTTCAGCAGAAATGCCATCAATTCCTAGCTTACGCTCAAGATCAGAAATGTCCATTTAGGTCAATTCCCTAGAAAGACGATTGAGAAATTCATCTTCAACGCTCGACATTTTGCCCTTCTTGTCTGCCATTTGCAATTCAACAATCTTGGACTTGTTTTTAATGTCAGCTTCTTTCAACATCAATTCAGCAATCTTAACCCGCTTGTCAAACTCTTTTGAACCAGCATCATCTTGGTTAGGCAGATTTTTGGTCATTGCCGCCATGCTCTTAGCTTGTAATTCTTGGGGCATCAACTGAGTCTCAACTACCAACTTCTGCGCCCCTGCCCGATTCTGTTCAGCTTGAGTCGTATTGACTGCAATCACAGCTTGTTTTGCTTCCATATCCAACTGTTGTTGAATCTGTTGCATTTGCTCTGCTTGAGGATTAGGTTGGCTCATCTTGTCCAACTGCTCCATCAGTTCATAGCGGTTGGTCAGTGAAGAATTAGCCAAAACACCCTTCAGAATCAATGGCAACACAGGAGTATTGGGGCCAAGGGTCTGGAGCAAGCCAATGAACATCTGTTGCTCATGCTCACGGGCAATAATGCCCAGGGTGGCAGTAGGAATGAAGGTCATGTCCACAGAGGGGTAACGCTCTGGATCAAACTGCATATACCTGAAAGCAGCCTTCTGGATGAAGGGAATCAGGAAGTCTTCTTGGAAGTTCACCAGAGTACGCTTGTACTTCTTGATGATGGTAGCAACTGCCATAGACATACCGCCTTGGCCCATGTCTCTAGCGCCAGCACTGACCATGCCTTGAGAATCCAAAGTACCCGTGGATTGCAAAAGCATCCGCTCGAAATCTTTGGCAGTTGATAGGTTGTTACCGTCAGTTTGCCCAAACTTGAAGGGATACAGAATCTCTGATGGTGCGCCATTGGTGAGAATGGCTTTCCCAGGCTTGACTTCAAACTTAGCGCCACGGGGCAGACGGGTTGCATCCATCGCAATCATGGGACTGGTGGTCAGCGCCAATGAATCTAAGTGTGAGCGAATCTGAGCATCAATAGCCTTTTGCATATTGAAGGCTTTTTCCACTGTGCCACGACCCAAAAGACGATTGGGAACGGTGTCATCTTGGTATGTCAGAACAGGGCGATCCTTCATCATGTAAGGATTTGCCTCTGCTTTGAGCAACTGCCCATCGTTGGCAATCACGACAATGGCCTCAACCATGTCTGAATAGTCTTCAGCAGTGGAATTCTCAGGGAATAACTCGACAATCTCTTTGCTTTCTTTGAGATTCTCTAGGTATTCACGGGGAACCAGACCATAGTAGGTTAGCAAAAGTACCTTTTCGTCCTGGTACTGGCTAACTTCTTGGGTTGGCTCTAGATCACTATCTTCACCAGAGGTTCCAATATCTACTTTTCGGTAGATTCCACGCTCGATGCCTTCAACAATCTTGTGAATAGAGATGTATTTCTCAATTGCCACCCCCATGCAGTCATCAACTGAGGTTCCATTGGGGTCAAAAAGGAAGTTTTTGGGATTGACAGGGGAAATCTTGACCGAAACCCTGTCTTTTTCCACTACGCCAATGGCAGCTTGGCCCATTTGCCCAGGAATCGGCTGAGTAGAAGGCACAAACTGCTTTTCAGTCTTAACGACAATCTCGCCAATACCTGTGCCATAGATTTCTGCCATCAACTCAATCTGATCAATGGACTTGCGAATCTTGTCTCGCTTGAAATCCTCCATCAACTGGGCTTTTAGGACTCCAACATCGATGGGATTGTTGTTTACATCCCGAATATCGTCTTGAATGTCAAAGAATTCGCCCTGACCAAAGATAGCTTCCATGATCTCAGCATGGCGAGTCTCTACGGCTTGTTGGGTGGCAGGGGTTACGATGCGAGAACGCTCAGACTCACGGGTTTTGTCTTCAGATGCCCACTGACCACGAAAGATTCGCTCGTATTCAAGCCAATCTGGGAGGAAGTTGGTATCTCTCCAATCACGCCAGCGGTTGCAATGGTCAACAACAAAATCAGTCAGTTCTTTGTCAGCCTCAGTAGGCTCATAAAACTCATTTTGCTCTAGCTTTTCTTGCTTATCTGTTGCCATTAAACCCCCGATATGATGTCTACAGGCTCCCACTCTTCATCTTCTTCGGCTTCAAAGTAAGATGTTACAGCCAATTGATCGATATAACTCAAAGCATCGGGTAAGTCATCATGTACGCCATTGGCAGGAAACATCAAGAGTTGATCGGTAAATGTGTCCCAATCTTCTTCAGAGTTCAGCACAATTCGCCCATGCTCAAACCGCCCTTGGAGACTCCAGATAATTCTGTCTGTCTTTTTCCTGTTGCCATGCGTTAGGTCAACTATGTGGGAATATACATTATTTTTCCGCATCAGGTCACTGAGGTAGGGCAAAACAGCATTTTTAAGCGCCCCACGCTCAATTCCCACCGAAATTGGCCTGTAATCCCGCATCTTCATCAGGATTTTGGCAGCAGTTTCCCGAATGTCCCATCTGCCATGATCAATCTCTTTGACAAACCACTTCCCATCATCAGTGACCTTGACCACTGCAATGGCGCTCTCATCTAGCCTTTTCTTTGCGTTAGCAGCTTGTTTAGCCACCTCTTCAAATCCTGCCAAGTCGATTGCAATGAAGTAACTACCATACTCAGGTTCCACACCATATTTGATCCAATCTTCTTTAAAAACATCGCTTCCTGCGTTGTCAAAGGACGCTAGATATTCCTGCTTGAAAGCAAAGGATGACAGCGTTTTCTTGGCAGACTCAATCTCAGTTGGGTCTATCAATGGGTTATCTTGGGTTGTAAAGTGCCAAGACTTCCAATCAGGATCAGACCCCTCTTGGCCCATCTTGAACAGATCATAGAACCAGTTGCGGCCCTTGGGAGTGCCAATGAATATGGCTCTGCCCTTTTTGTCTGACAAAGAAGCCCTGATGACCTGCTCCCAGGCTTCAGGCTTAATGTCCGCAACCTCGTCTAGCACCGCATAGGTAAGGGACACACCCCGCAGAGTATCTGGTCTATCAGCGCCACGAACATAAATCTTTGCACCATTTATCATGGTGATGTCCATATTGTTGATGTGACTAGCCTGGATAACATCCCTGCCAATCTCCATCAAAACATCCCAGATAATTTGCCTAGCTTGTCCATTGGTAGGCGCAACATAGAGAACTGCGCTACCTGCTGGGCAACGCAATGCTTCAATAATTAGCGTAGTAGCCGCTAACCTAGACTTGCCACAGCGCCGACCAGCAGCCACAACCTTAAACCTTGTTTTGTCAGTAAAGACAGTTTGTTGCCAAGGAAGGAGTGAGAAGTTAAGGTCAGACATTTTTTGGTTCTATATCTTCAGCATCTACAGTATTTTCGCCAATCGTAACTCCGCCAATGCCGGAGATAGTGATGTTTACAGCAGAACGCTGTTTGCCTTCTTTCTCAAACAGACTGACGGGAAGCATCCGATCCATACAGAGTTTGAGCATAGCCGCCTGTGCAGGGTGATCGTCATCCATTGCAATCTGAATTGCTTTGTGGACAACATTGGAACCAGCACTGTTTATCAGGAGGTCTTTGAGTTCTTTGATGCGCTGAACTTCAGTCTTTGGCAGGAGAGCCGCAGGTCTATCAGCATAGGTAGCCATAGTGAACTTCTTGTTCACAGCACCCTTAGGGCGACCTTTTTTCTTTAGGTTGTTTGGCAAGGCATCAATCACATTCATACTTTACCCAC